TAATAAATTTTTAAAACAATTCAAAAGGTTCTTCATTTTTTTTATCAATATATTCTCTCATTTCTTCGGCTAATGTAATAGGAGAATTATTAATCCAATTTGATGTGTCGAATACTTGTGTTGGATTATATCTAAGTCTTTTTTTATCAAAATAATACTCACTTACTCCTGTTGTACCCCAATGGTCAAATTTTACCTTTTGACGGTAAATCAATGTAGTTCCTTTTTGTAAATCCCTATAAACAGTTATGCCGTTGTCAGCTTTGTTGTAAAAATGTGAACTTCCGTTAATACTATACAAATTTGGAATCTCAAACATTCCTGTTTGTCTATCCTTATTTATTTTTGTTGGATGTGCTACCAAAAAACAGTGCAGGTTATATACTTTGTTAAATCTAATAATAGCGTCTAGGGATTCAGAGATATATTTAGTCTCTGTTGTGGTGTATTTATGGTCTAATTTATTCCAAGGGTCAATTACATACCAATCTAAACCATATCTTAAATGAGTATCTTTTACCGAATTTAAAATAGTCTCTAATGTAAAATCCTTTTCTGGTTTTATAAAGAAAATATAATTGTCTAAATAAGCCTCAACCATTGCTAATTCTTCAAGTGTAATCCTATTTTCTCCTTCCCAATGCTTCCCAATAATTTTTCTGCAAAATTTACTAAAATGCAATTGTGTAGGCTCATTTTCGGGTGAAAATAGTGCGCCTTTCCAATTAGATAATCTTCGGAGTTGAATAATGATATAATCTATAAGTTCACCTTTTCCATGGCTGGGAATTCCGGTAATAATTGTCAGGTAAGATTTAACTATACTTAAATCAAAACCTTCAATTTGCAAACTAACACCTTTATCTAAACCATTATGATACATGTCAATAATAGAATCCGACAAATCAGAAATAGTATAGACACCCTCAATAGGGAATTGCTTAAAATCGTTTTTACTTTCAATAATCCCTTGTATTCCGTATTTAATCAAACACTCGTTTGCATCTTTGCAATCTTTAAACTCAATAAAAACGCAAATATCTTTTCCAAACCTATCCGCTAAATCATTTCTTAACTTTCGGCCTGCTTCATCGTTATCGACCGCCAAATAGATTGTTTTTTTGCCGATAAAAAATTCAAAGCAGTTATCTACGTAAGAAAGGTTATTTGTCTTTAAATTGGCTCCATTGGGCACAGAAACGGTATTTTTATACCCTGCCTCTGCCATAGCTAAGCAATCTGGTTCTCCTTCAACGATAAAACATTCGTCACAATCCTTAATAGCATCCAAATTATAAAATATTAATTCAGAACCCTTGTGTAGTTTTAAATCCTTATTATTTGCACGATATTTTATATTAATTAGTTCACCATTTTTAAAATAATTGAAATTTATAGTTTTCACTTCTTTTCCAGCTTTAGGCATCCATTCTATACTTTCGGTTACTTTAAAATCTATTAATGTTTTTTGGCTTATTTTTCTTTTCTCAAAAAAAGATACAATTGTATCTGATAATTCTGTTTTATTTCTAAAAACTGGCTTTACATATTCTTTTTCGGTGGTTTTTTTGTAAGTGTGTAGTTGTCCATTTTTTCCGCAATGATGGCATTCAAACCATGCTTTGTCTAAGAATACTGAGCAACATTTATCTTTACTCTTTTTTCTGCTTTCAGAACAAAATACACATGTTGTTTGAACTACTCCTGTGGTTTTACCCATAAGATTAAATCCATTCACATTGTATTCTTTTATTTCAAAACCGTTAATTTCCATTAATATACCATTTTTAAGGGTTCATTAAGACTTGTCTGTTTTGTTTTATTTTCTTCCTTAAACCAAACACCTTGCATTTTTTGTTTCCAATTTTTTACTTGCTTACCTTTTGAATCTTTCCAATTTGCTGTATCGTAATATTTGAAAGCTCTGCTAGCTAAATTTTCATCATAACCATTTTCTTTAAAATATTTAATTACATCTTCTGGAGTTGGTGCTATAAATACTTTAGTATTTATTTTACTTACACTTACACTATCACTTACACTTACACTTACACTTACAGCTTCGTTTGCTTCGTTTTGCTTCGTTTTTGAAGCATTTGCTTCGTTTGCTTCGTTTTGCTTCTTACTTCTTGATTTTCCGCTATTTATACCACCTGATTTTCCTGCTTCACTTCTTTTTATTTTAATATTTACCCATTTTTTTAAATCCCTTTTAAGTGTTTGCTTGATTGGTTCAAATGCTAAATCAACAATATCATTTATTGGAGTAGGGTTTAAATCATTAATATATTGCGCGTAGTGGTAGAATAATTCACCGGCATTATTAGTTTTATTTATCCTGTCTTTAAGAATTAGTTTTTCAATTGTATGAATAAGGTCGCAGTAAAATAATACAGCTTTTTTATCGTCTGCCATTATGCATAAATTTTTAGTTTTTCAATAATTTCCTCTGCAGTATATCTTTTACCAGAAATGTCATTATTAAGCATACTCAAAAGGCTAAACGTATTACTACCTAATGGCATTTTATTGTGTACAATTATGTGAATTGTATTTACAATATTCGCCCTATATTTTGTAATTTCATCAGGACTGTACTCAAGAGGAAGATATTCTTTCCAATTGTCACATACTGAATAATATAAGTTAATTAGGTAGGTCAATGTGGTAATTTTATCCATACAATAATTGATTAAAAAACCGCCTCACACGCTGGCAATAAAGATATCGTTCAAAACAGCAAATAGTGCCGAACCGTGTGAGACTTATTTTAAATATTAAATTTTATAAATTTTCATTAATTATCTATTTGCTTAATTGAACGATACCCAATATTACAACATTTTTTTGAAATAGTGCAACATATCACAACTTTATTTTACCGTCGTTGTAATCTTTTATGAAATCATCTACGAATTTCCGGTCGTCGCTTACACCTAAAACCGTATCAGCAATAGCACGTTTTTTCTCAATGATATCATAGATGTGTTCGTCAATGGTGTCTTTTCCTAGAAAATAGGTACACTGGACGCTGTTTTTTTGCGACATTCTATGAAATCTGGATTCTATCTGCTCACAGTCTGCAGGATGCCATGGTAGTTCTATTACAGCCATTCTGCTGGCAGCAGTTAAAGTTAATCCAACACCACCGGCTTTTGTGCTTAATGCAATTATTTTATTGTTTGACGGTACATGTTCGTGATCACAGTTGACGTGGTTTTCAAACCGGATGTCACATTTTTTGCATTTTTGAAAATCGTGCACCGCTTTATTTTTTTCCTCGTCGCTCTGAGAACCGGTATATAACAAAGTGGAGGGAAACTTTTCTTTAACGAAATTTGCTATTTCCTTGTGATGTAGGAATACACCTACCTTTTCGTCTGCATCTACAATTTCTTCAATGTATTCTGAAACTTCATTCATTTTACCACGCGCTGAAATCTGCTTTAGAATGCCAATTTTCACCATTACTTCACCGCGCATTGATTTAGCTACCTCAGCATCGGTTTTATCCTTATTTTCTTTCAGGTAGTTTGCCAAGTCGGTAGATGCCTTATTGTATTCGTCGCGCGTAGTGATGTCACAATAGACAATTTGGTGTACCTTGTCCGGTAAATCTTTTAGAACGTCTTTTTTTAACCGCTGGAAGAAACAAGTGGTTTTTAGCTTATAGTTTAATTCTTCCAAATTTGTGGCGCCGGCACCGGCCATTCCTCCACAATAACGATTCATAAAATGCTTGTAATTTCCGGCTACTGCCTCTAGTTGGCCAATGGCTAATAGTTGCGCTACCAAATCCTTTGGTTTGTTTACTATTGGTGTACCGGTTAATCCAATTACAACCTTTTTCTTAGCGCAAACACCACGAACCAACTTGCTAACCATCGTTGTCGGGTCCTTGATTTTATGCAGCTCATCAATTGCAACAGATTCAAATATGTTTATATTGCTATTGAATTTCACATTCGAAAGTTTGAATTTACCTTTTTCATTTTTGACAATATCCAAGACAAAATATTTTTTCAAACTTTCATAGTTTACAATGAAAACCTTACACATTCCCATTTCATAGAAAGTCGGCCAAGTCTTTTTTACGCTGTCATTAAGAATCATTGCCTTAATACCTACAAACTTTTCCCACTCTAGCTGCCAATTTCTACGTAATGATGCAGGACAAATAATTAATGCCGGCCACGCATTTAGTGCGTAAATGGTTGCAATTGTCTGGAACGATTTGCCAAGACCTGGAGCGTCACCATTTATAAAGTGCAGTTTTTCCATTCCATAAGCCACACCTTCTGCCTGGTATTCACGCAGCGGAAGTCTTGTTGGAATATCAATAGTAAGTTTTGGCATAGGTGGAATCTCACCGATCTTTTCTTCTTCTGTTTGTTCTACAAACCTACCACCATACCGTATTTTAAGTGCATCAACAGCCGCCTTGTGGCTTAAATCAACCTCCCAAACCCTTTCGGCTTCTATATATTTTCTGGACTGCCAGTTAATAGCTTTTATGTCCGCTATAATATCGGCATTCCATTTGTCAAGTTTTATATGAAAACCAAAAGGCTTCTGAAATATTGTTATCATTTAGTTGGGATATTGTTTTTTAGAATTCTTCTTTATCTGCTGAAACATCTGTAGCAGATTTATTGGTTGAAATTGTAAGCGTACCATCTTGCACCATTTCTGTCAACTCTGCTAATGCATCTTTTTTTCTTCTTCCTTTCGCTTTCTTTGGCATTTCTTCTGTGTCTAAGTCCATTGAAATTTGTGGCTCTTCCGCATGTTTGCCTTCAAACAGATACGCGCGTACTTCTTCATCACACGCCTGCAGTGCTTTGTCTAATTCTTCTCTGCCGTCGTATTCATAAATTTCAATTCCGGTTTCCAAAATGTTTTGCTTTGGTGATACCAA